GCGCCCTTGATGACATTTTCGGAGACGAAGCAGATGTTCCAAGCCCCGGCCAGCGTGTGGAACGCGATAGCGGAAACCCAGACCCTGCGGACGGCATGGGCGGAACAGATGTTCCCGCTGCCGCAGGACGAGATGGACGTGGCGGTGAAGGGCGAACTGGACCGGGTGGAAGCCCAGACAGGGAGCAAAGTGCTGGCGGCGGCCTACCTGGTGGTGATGCCCCTCCTGTGGGAAGCGGAAGCGATCCGGGCGTGGACAGCGCAGAACGGCCCGCTCGCAAGCCTGCCTCCGGTCGAAAGCGTGGCACAGGCGATGGCAATCGCGCAGGGGGACTATCTCCTGACGCAGGACGAGGCGCAGACCCTGCGGGCAATGCTTCTGGCGCCACCCCCGGAAAGCTGACGCCCGCGCAGCAGCTCGCTGCGATCCGGGGGATTTTCAAGGAAGACGTGATTGATTTCGTGGCCGGGCCTGAGCGGCGCCGGACGGATTCCGATGCTTTCCGCAAGTGGTTCGGAAACAGCAAGGTTGTGGATGCGGATGGCAAGCCGCTGGTTCTTTACCATGGCACTGATGCCGATTTCCAAGGGTTTGGCGTTGAACATCTCGGGTCTGCCACAGATGCCAACTCCGCGAAGATGGGCTTTTTCTTTTCTGACAGAAGTAAAACGGCAGAATATTACAGCACCCTGAGCAATAAAGAGCGCGAGTTTCAGAAAAAAATTGCTCGGATTACCGGGCGGGATTTTGTCGACTCCGGGGCGAATGTAATTCCCGTCTACCTCTCTCTGAAAAATCCTCTGGTTCACGATTTTAAGGGGAGGGTGCATCGGAGCACGGCCTACTATGACCTGTTGCGCAAAGCGCAAGCTGAGGGGCGAGACGGAGCCATCTTCCGCCGAACCTATGATGCAGGTGAATACGGACGCTTTGATGCCATAATGCGGGGTCGGTTGAAATCGGAGACGGTTTTCGTCGCCTTCCGACCTGAGCAGATAAAATCCATCTTCAACCAAGGCACATGGGACGCCAGCAGCCCCTATATGCTGCGCGAGGATGCGGCAAATCCTATTGACCCGCGCAAGGCCGAGGCTCTGGAGTCGATCTTCGTCGGCGCGCTGGATGGCGTGAACGTCAAGGCGGCGACTGACCGCGACCTGTTCCGCAGCATCATCCTGCCGCTGCGCGATGCCGGCATGACGCGGGAAGAGGTGGCGGAGATGACGCCCTATCTCGAATCCTTCCTCGCCAATCTGCGCGCAGGGCGGGTGGGGCTGGCCACTGAACCTGCGCCGCGCGCCATCGAGGCCGATGACCGTGCCGCGGTGCAGGCCAAGGCCGACCGGATCAAGCCGGTTGCGGCGGACGAGGCGAATATCCGGGCCACGCTGCCGCTTCTGCTTCCCGAGCAGCAAGACGACGTGCTGAAGGTGGAACGCCGCTTCTCCAAGCCCGACGGGCACGGCATGATGATCACCAACGGCACCGGCACGGGCAAGACCTTCTCCGGGGGCGGGGTGATCAAGCGCTTCGTCCAGATGGGCAAGGGGGATATCCTGATCGTCGCCCCGTCGGAGGCGGTCATCGCCGGATGGACCAAGGCCCTTTCCGCGCTGGACGTTCCCGTGAACCAGTTGCGCGACACCAAGGACGCCGGTCAGGCGGTGACCATCACCACCTATGCCAACCTGCGCGACAACGATGCCTTGGCTTCCCGGTCCTTCGATCTGGTCGTGACGGACGAGTCGCAGAACCTCATGTCCTCGCAAGACGGGGCGGTCACTGGTGCGCTCCAGAACCTGCGCGCCATCACGCACCGGCCCGCCGATCTGTGGCGCAAGTCGCGGATGCGTCACGCCAAGGAGTGGGAAGCCTACAAGGCCATGAGGGACGGCGAGGCCAAGACGGCGGTGTATCGCCGCCTCAAGTCGCGCGAAGAGGCGGAGGTGGCGCGCTGGGCGCAGGAACCGCGCTCCAAGGTCTTGTTCCTCTCCGCCACGCCCTTCGCCTATGACAAGGCGGTGGACTATGCCGAGGGCTATCTCTTCGACTATCCCAAGGATGGCCATGTCGGGCGCAGCCGCCAGAGCGGCCAGAACCTGTTCATGGTTCAGCACTTTGGCTATCGCATCCGGTATCACAAGCTGACCAAGCCCGAGGCGGCGGTGGATAGCGCCGTGTTTGAGCGTGAGTTCCATGAAAAGCTGAAGCGCGATGGGGTGCTGTCCGGGCGCAGCCTTCAGGTCGATGTGGACTATGACCGCAAGTTCGTTCTGGCCGCCGACGGATTGGGAACCCAGATCGACGCCGTTCTGAAGCATGTGTTCGAGGGGCGCAGGAACGCGGACAAGGCGATTGCCGACGGCTATCAGACGCTGGAACGGGAGATCAGCCAGAAGTTCAACTACCTCAAGCGGATGCAGCTTCTTGAGGCGATCAAGGCGCGCGCCGCAATCCCTGACATCGAAAAGCACCTCGCTCTGGGCCGGAAGGTCGTGGTGTTCCATGACTACAACGTCGGCGGCGGGTTCAACCCGTTCTCCAACATCGCACCGGCAAATGATGCCAATGCCATCGCGGCGGCGGCCGATCTGATGGCGGCTTTCCCCGACCTCAATCGCATGAAGTTCGCCAGCTATGCCGCGCCGGTTGATGCCCTGCTCTCGGCCCTTGGCAAGCGGGCCCGCGCCTTCAACGGCACAGTGCCCCAGAAGAAGCGCCTCCAGAATCTGGCCGACTTCAACACCGACGGCAGCGGCGCCGACGTTCTGGTGGTTCAGTCCGACGCGGGAGGGGCTGGGATTTCGATGCACGATCTTACCGGCACCCACCAGCGCGTGCTGATCAATCTCGGGATGCCGACAAAGCCGACCACCACCTTGCAGGAAGAGGGGCGCATCCTTCGCGTGGGCACCGTCACCAATGCCCCGTTCCGGTATTACACCATTGGCACCGCATGGGAGCGCCGCGCCTTCGCAACCCGCATCGCGGAGCGCAGCGGCACGGTCGAGAACCTTGCGCTGGGCAATGAGGCGCGCGACCTCCTGACCGGCTTCATCGAGGCATACGAGGCAGCGGAAGCCCTTGAACCCGGCCCGGATGATGGCAAGGGGGGCAAGGAGCGGGACCGCAAGGCCAATGTCACCAGCCCGTTCGAGAAGGCCAAGACCCACTATTTCGGGCGCACCAAGACCACCGGGCGCCGTGATCAGCGCGACGGCATCGACTTCTACCCGACGCCGGAACCGCTTGCCCTCAAGATGGTCGAATGGGCCGGTATCCGCCCGAATGAGCGCGTCCTTGAGCCTTCCGCCGGGGATGGTGCCATCGCGCGCTATGTGCCGGATTTCGCCGATCTGACGATGGTCGAGCCATCCTCTGACCTGTCCAGCCGGGCCTTGCTCAAGGCACCACATGGCAAGACGGTGGAAAGCACGTTCGAAAGCTACCACCTGGTCAACAAGGCGCATGTGATCGTGATGAACCCGCCCTTTGGCTCGGGCGGCGCAACCGCGATGCAGCATCTTGCCAAGGCGGCGAAGCACCTGCGGGCCGGGGGGAGGATCGTGGCTCTGATCCCGACCGGCCCCAGCGCGGACAAGCGCTTTGATGCGTGGTGGGAGGGTGATGACGCGAAAGGTCTGAGCCTTTCCGCAGAGGTGGCGCTTCCGGCTGTTGCCTTCGAGCGGGCCGGAACCAGTGTGATGACGCGCGTGGTGGTCATCGACAAGCCCGCCGAGGGGCAAGAGGTGGCGCCGGATACCCAGCGGCTCAACTTCGCTGGCGCCCGGTCGATCAACGAGTTCTTCGACCGGCTGGAGCAATACGATGTGCGCCGCCGCCCCGATCCGGTTCGCGATGTGGTCGAGGAGATGGAGGCCGAAGGTCAGGACGCCACGGCGCCGATGCCGCAGCCTGTGCAGGGCCCGCCGCTGGCGGCCAAGGCTGATGCCTTCAAACTGGCACAGGTGAAGCACGCCAAGACGGGCGCTGACCTGTTTGTCGCCACGATCCGCGACAAGGTGGAGCGGGAGGAATACGCCGCCGTCCTGGCCGTCGCCAAACAGCACGGCGGCTATTATTCCAGCTTCCGGGGCAACGGCGCAGTCCCGGGCTTTCAGTTCAAGAGTGAGGCGGATCGTCAGGCATTCCTTGATGATATGCAGAAGCCGACGGCGGGTTTTGCGGAGACCGCCTATCATGGGACGCCGCATGACTTTGACCGGTTCAGCCTTGATGCCATGGGCACGGGCGAGGGCGCGCAAGCCTATGGCTGGGGCCTGTATTTCGCGGGCAAGCGCGCGGTTTCGGAGTGGTATCGGGACAAGCTGTCCCGGGTATCTCTGCGGATCGACGGCGAGGAAATCCCGCCGTTCCTGTATGGTCCGCAGTCCAGCGACATCATGCAGCGCACGCAAGAGTATCTTGCGGACAAGCCCCCATCGCGCCCGGAAGGGGTTTCTGAAGAGGCGTGGCGTGACGGTGCCGTTCTATTCCGCATCTCCCTTAGAGCCGTGATCGGCAATCTGCGTGACAAGATCAACTCCACACCGGGCGACGACGTTCAGGATCGCCTGCGCGTCTATCGGGAAACCAAGCTGGCGCAATACAAGGCTGCGGAACAACGAGCATTCCCGCCTGACATGGCGGAATACGCTGCACATCTGGCCGCCATCGACTGGCTGGCGGCGCGTGTCACCAAGGTCAATCCGGGCCGCCTCTTCACCGTAGACATTCCCGGCCAGGAAAGCCTTCTGGATTGGGATGCGCCGCTGTCGGAGCAACCCGCAGCGGTTCAGGCTATCATTGGCGCCATGGACGCCGCGCCGGACAAATCGGTGTGGGATGCCACTACGGGGCAAGACTTCATTGACCAACTGACCGTCGATGCGATGGGCGATGCTGCCTTCATGCAAAGCACCCGCGAACGGGCGGCGGCGAAAGCAGAGGCGCGGCGCATGGCATCCGAGGCCCTGCGTGCCGCAGGAATCCCAGGCCACCGCTACCTTGACGGCTCCAGCCGCAACGCTGGCGAAGGGTCTTACAACTACGTCATCTACGATGACCAAGCCATCACGATCCTTGAAAAGCAGCAACGCGCCCAGATGGTCCGCGAGGCCGCCACCTCAACCGAGGAAATCATCCGCCTCATGCCGCGCCTGCGGGCCGAGCTGGACCGTCTCGACCTGAAGCGCGTGCGTCTGGTGGCGGATTCTGATGCCCGCGACTGGCAGGGCATGTTCCATGTCACGGGCGACGGCGCGCTTGAAATCGTGATCGGTGCCTCCATGGACCCGATGGGCACGCTGCACCACGAGGTGATCCACGCCCTGCGCACCATGAACCTGTTCACGCCGGAAGAGTGGCGCGCGCTGGAGCTGGCCGCAGAGCGCGGCTGGGTCGCCAAGCACGACATTGCGGCGCGCTATCCCGACCTTCTGCCGCATGAGCAGATCGAAGAGGCGATTGCGGAGGAGTTCAGCGAGGCGCTGGCGGCCCGGAAGTCGCCAAAGGGTTCGGCGCTGGTCACGGCGTTCAACAAGATCGCCCGGCTGCTTCGCGCGCTGCGCAATGTGCTGAACGGGGCGGGCTATCAGACCGCAGAGGACATCTTCGGGCGCATTCTGGCGGGGGAGATCAGCAAGCGGCAGGCTGGGAATACCGGTATGCGGGCGAGCAAGTTGGCGCAGGCGCCAAAACCAAACGTCGATGCGTTCGAGGCGGCCTTGAAGCATGACCTTGGGCTGCGGTCCCTGTCGCTTTTTGTCACCCGAAGCGGTGACTTGAAGCTGAACATGCTTGCGGTGGGCAAGGATGAGCAGGGCCAAGGTATCGGCACCAAAGCAATGTCGCGGATCGCGGAATTTGCCGACCAGAACGGGTTCCGCCTGATCTTGTCGCCGGGGCTGCGCGACGATGGGTTTGGAACTACGTCGCGCGACCGACTGGTGAATTTTTACAAGCGGTTCGGCTTTGTGGAAAACAAGGGGCGCCGCAAGGACTTTAGCATCAGTGAGGGCATGTATCGCGATCCGGCCCGCAACCGCTTCCAGCGCCCGCAGGCCGTCCGCCCCCTGTCGGCGCAGGCCCGCGCCCATCGCAACACCGGCATGGGCGGGGCGCTGTTCATTCCCGACCGCCGCGTCTGGGAGGAACTGACTCGCGCCACGGCGCCAATCTGGGCGCGGCTGCGCAACGGCGCGGGCGGCATGAGCGATGGTATCGACCGTGCCCGCGTCTACATTCAGGATCGCTTCCTTCCCGTCCTGCGGGCTCAGGAGGCTATTGAGCGGGCCACGGGCAGGCGCCTGCCGCCGGAGCAACGCGCCTACACCGCTGAAACCACCTTCAGCGGCAAGGTCGGGCGCCATCTGTTCGAGGTCGATGAGGATTTCGTCAAGCCGATCATCCGCCTTATCGCGGCCAGCAAGGGCCGCCTTACCGCAGAGGCAGTCGGGGAATGGCTCTATGCCAGGCACGCCATCGAACGCAACGCGAAGATTGCCAGCATCAACCCGGCCATGCCGGATGGCGGTTCCGGCATGACCAACGCCGAAGCCAAACAGATCCTTGCCGACGCGGCGGCCAGCCCTGATGCAGCGCGACTGGTCGAGATTGGAAGCCTGATCGACAAGCTGCGCGAGCGGACCCTTTCCCTGCGCGAAGATGCCGGGCTGATCACGCACGACGAGGCCAGCGACTGGCGTAAGATGTATCGCCACTACGTTCCCTTGAAGGGATTTGCCGAGACCGATCATGCAGAGGCCGTGCTGGACATCACCGGCATCGGCAAGCGGTTCAACGTTCGGGGCGGGGAAAGCCGCCGCGCGCTGGGGCGCAAGTCCGAGGCATTCAACCCGTTGCAGGCCGCTTTTACGCAGGCGCAGGAAGTGGCGATCCGCGCCGAAAAGAACCGGGTTGGCCAGAGCCTGCACGAATTGGCAAAGGATTACCCATCGAAGGCGCTATGGGAGGTGAAGAAACCGGCCCAGAAGCGGTATTTCAACCGCTCCACGGGGCTGGTCGAAACCCGTGTGGAAGACCCCGTTTCCATGATCCTTGCCCCGAACGAAATGGCTGTGAAGATCAGCGGTGAGGAACACCGGATCATCTTCCATGACGAGCGGCTTGCGCGTGCGGCCGGAACCGTCGGGGCGGATCAGATGGGCCAAATCACCCGCCTGCTGTCGATGTTCTCGCGCTTCTGGTCCATGACTCGGACCATGCTGAACCCGGAATTTGCGGTGGCCAACGCCTTCCGTGACTTCCAGACCGCGCAGTTCAACATTCAGGCCTTCGGGGAGGGTGACAAGGGCGCCATCGCCAAGGCCATGCTGCGCGACTGGCGCAAGGCCTTGTCCGGGTCGTGGCGCGCGCAGGGCAACCGATATGATTCCGTCTGGGCCAAGCACTACCGCGAGTTCCAGAAGGCCGGGGCGCAGGTCTCGTTCTGGACCATCGAGCAACCCGAAACCGCCAAGGAAGACCTCGACCGGCGCGTGCGTCTTGCCAGCGGCACCATGGCGGCCCGCGCCTTGAAGCGTCTCACGTCGCCCCGGGCCATCCTGTCAATGCGTGACAACCCTGCCTTGGCCATGATCGAGCGGGCCAACATTGCGGTGGACAACGCCATTCGCCTTGCCGCCTTTGTCGAGGCCCGCAAGCGTGGCTGGGCGGTCGAAGATGCGGCATTCCTTGCGAAGGAGCTGACCGTCAACTTCAACCGTCGCGGGGAAGTGGGGGCGAACATGAACGCGCTCTACCCGTTCTTCAATGCCGCGGTTCAAGGCTCGGTTCGGACCATCAAGGCCCTGACCTCGCGCCGCGTGGCGCTGATGGCGCTTACCTCCATCGCCGCCGGGATGCTGAACGATCTGCTGAATGCCTGGCTGTCTGACGAGGACGACGACGGCCAGCTTTTCTATGACAAGGTGCCGGAATACCGCAACGAGCGGAACTTCCACATCGTCGGCTGGGGCACGGGGCAGAACCCGGCTGCGGTGCCAATGCCCTACGGTTACAACATCTTCCCCTATGCCGGACAGAACCTTGGCAAGGTGGTGCGGGGCGTGAAGTCGCCATCTGAGGCGATGGGCGATGTCGCGGCGGCGCTGTTCAATGCGTTCTCCCCGGTCAACGGGGGTAGTAGCACGACGTTTGTGTCGCCGTTCTTCACTGACCCACTGATTGAGATGGGTGAAAATGCCGACTGGACCGGGACGCCGATCTATCCCCGTTATCCCGCTGTCGGCGCCCCGGATTCCGAGGTGTATTTCGCCGGGGCCTCCGAGGCATCCAAGGCCATCGCGTCTTTCCTGAACTCGGCAACGGGCGGTGATTTCCGCGAAGCGGGATGGATCAGCGTTTCCCCCGAAACGATTGACCACCTGTCTGCCTTCGTGACTGGCAGCGCCGGGGCGTTTGTGGGGCGCACCTCCGATCTTCTCGCCAAGACCCTCAAAGGTGATGTGGCCGATATCGGGATGAGGGACATTCCGATCCTGCGCACGCTCACGTCTCCGGTCGGCCCTTGGATTGATCGGGATCAGTTCTATTCCGCCAAGGCAGCGGTTCAGGATGCAAATGCCGACGTGAAAGCCTATGCTGGCGCTGGTCAGGCCATCCCCCCCGAGAAGCAAGCCATGGCAGACCTTTATGACGACATGCTGGAGGCGGAACGGGAAATGAACGGCAAGGGCGATTGGAACCAGAGCAAAGCGGGGGCCATCCCGCAACGCCCCGATGCGGTGGTGATGAAAGAGTTCAACCGGAAGTATCTCGTGGTGATTGGCAAGGTGAAGCCATGACGGGCGTCTATTGGTCCCTCGGCGGGATGCTGGCTGCGCTCATCGCGGGGTATACCGTCGGCTGGCAGCACGGGCATGACAAGGCATCCCTTGCGGTCAGGGCCGCAACGCAGGTCGTGGTCGAACCGTATCCATTCGCTAACGTCTGTTCCGAGATGCTGGAGGCGGCCTGGTCTGTCCAGCCCGCGCCATCGCCGCACGACTGAGGCGACTTGCGCCATGTTCCGGCCTGCGTAGCGGGCCGCCTCAGCCCGCGCTTTTGATCAAGCACGGGAGAAACCCAAATGGCGACCCAACACGATACCGTGTCCGTCACCCTGTCCGCCACCACCGGCACGGGCGGCACCTTCACCGCGTCCTACCCCTCGGCCCGCAGCGCCGAAGATTATCTCGGCTCGGTGAACCACGAAATCCATTCCACGGCCTATCGCTCTCTGTTCGCCAAGGCAGGCGATTTTTCCGTGACCTTCGGCGCGTCCAACATCACCGTTTCGATCCTGACCGGGATTTCTCTGGTGATCGGCAGCGTGCTGACCCTCCTGCTGGACCGGGCCCAGATCGACGCCGGCAAAGGTGAGGTCGTGACGCTGGCCAACGATGGCAAGATGTCCCTGCAAACCCTGACGAAGATCCATCTCGGCACTCCGGCAACGGCGGATGCTGACGGCTTCGTCGCTTCGCAGAACCTGACCGCTGCGGGCGTCTTCTCGGTCAACACCACCTTTGCCGCGGCGAAGGCGGCGGCGGCCCTCAATGGCTCCGCCGATGTGCCCCGTAACGTCGTGGCGGCATGGACCGGAACGGCTGTTCTGACCGTCACCGGCACGGATGAGTATGGCAATGTTGTGCGTGAATCCTCGGCCAGCGGCACGACATTCACGGGCAAGAAGGCGTTCAAGACCGTGACGGCCGTTTCGGTCTCGGCCGATGTGACCGCGCTGACGGTCGGGACCGGCACTGTTCTTGGCCTGCCGGTCTATCTGGCTGACGCGAGCGATGTTCTGAAAGAGATCATGGATGATGTCGCGGCCACGGCCGGCACGCTCGCGGCGGGCATCCTGACCACCCCCAGCGCGACCACGGGCGACGTGCGCGGCACCTATGCTCCGAACTCGGCACCGAACGGGTCGCGGAAATATGAACTGATCGCGGCGCTGCGTGATCCGTCGTTCAAGGGCATCGCGCAATTCGCGGGCTAAGGCCGGAAGCCTCGCGCTGCGCTGAAAGGGTCGGGGGAAGCTCCGGCCCTTTTTCTTTTGTCGCCGCACAGCGGTTCGGCCCTGCGGCAGACATGGCCCGGGGCGATATTAAGGCGAGGCTGCGGACATGCCATTCAACAAGAACACGGGGCGGTTCGAGCGGTTGTGGAATTTCGTTGATCAGCGGGAGGCTGGCGACGACATCACGCGGTCCGATCTTGACGTGATGGCCAACGATCTGGCGGCCGGAATCACCGAGGCGGCGGCGCAGACGCTCAACTACGTCGGGGAGTGGAACCCGGAAATCGCCAGCTTTCCGGCTTCCCGCCCGAGCGGTGGGCGGATCATGGCGCGCGATGCCTTCGTTTGCCTTGGCGATGGAACGGTTGGCGGGATCACCTTCGAGGCTGGCGAAACCCTTGTTGCTCTGGTCCCTGACCCGGGGCAGGCCTATGCCACTCGCTGGCTGAAGCTGCCGTTCCTTTCGCTGGCCGCGATGATGTCGATTGCGGACGCGGCGCAGGGGAATGCTGCGGCCGCGCAGCAGATCGCTGCCGATTTTGGCGACCTTGCGGGCGCACAGGCGGGCATCGACGCTGCTGTCGATCTTGCCGAAGCATATGCCCAGACGCCAGAGGACACCGAGGTTCCGGGCGGGGCCGGGTATTCGGCGCTGCACTATGCGGCCAAGGCGGGCGCAGATACCGCCACCACGATTGCCGCGAAAGACGCGGCCATTGCCGCGCGGGATGTGGCGATGGCATCGCGCGGCATTTTCGCCAGCACGGCGGCGGGGCTGTCAAAGGGCGTCGTCAACATCGCCTCTCTGGTCGGCGGGTCTGGCGGCGCTGACGGCACCTTCGCGCTTGCCTTTTCGGGCGGCGCGGGCGCGGGCGCGGCTGGCGACTTTGTGGTGGCTGGCGGGGCTGTGGTGCAGGTGAACATCACCAACCCCGGCACGGGATACACGAGCGCCCCGACCATCAGCTTCGCGGCATCCTCGGGCCTGACAGGGGCGTCGGCAACGGCAGTCATCGACTTCCGCAATCCGGTCGGCACCTATTTCAGTGTGCCAGCAAGCGGCAACAGTAGCCTGATCCTCTACAGCGTAGATACTGGGCCGGTGGCTACTGAGGTGGCGCGCTACCCGGCGTCCGGCAAGACGCTTCAGGCGATGATGGTGGCGGGTGTCGGGGTGTCGTCTAGCCAAGTCACGCTTGGCTCAGGCTCGATCACGCCGTCGATCTATCGGGCTATCACTCCGGCATCTGGCACAACCTACGAAGCGGTTGCCGTAGCCAGAGATGGCGATTTGCCTATCCTGCAACTGTATGCCAGCAGCCCGACCATTTCGATCAATGCGATTTTTGACCTGACCGCTGGGACATGCGCAGCTACCGCAGGCACCGCATCCATGCGCTACATGGGCGGCGGGTTCTGGGAATGCAAAGCCGTCGCCACTGCCACGGGCACCACTGCCACGAATATTCAGGCCCGTCCGTCTTTGACGGGGACGTTGCCGTTTACCGCAGCAGGTGAAACCATTTGGCTGTATTCGTTCGAGGCGCGTGTGGCGGGCGGGTCGAACATCTGGGCCAGCAACAACCCTGCGGATGCAATTTTTACGAAGGCAAGCTGCACTGTCGCATCGGCGGTGGCGCCAGAAGACCTCCTGTCAGAGGAGCTATTGGAGGCAACTTCGGCGATCAATGCGCTTGATCTGCTGCTCAATGGGGCTTTGACCGGGTGGGCACTGACGGAGGAGGCGGGCTCCGTAACGCCGAGCCTGTATCGCTCCAGAACATGGGTATCTGGGCAAGCCTTTGAACTTGTCGGCGTCTTCAAGGCAGGCGCGCGTTCTCGGGTCAACCTGTTCTGCAACACTGGGGCTGTGTTCAACGGCACGTTCAACCTGGACACCGGAACTTGCACTGGGACGGGCGCCGCCATGTCCTACATTGGCAATGGCTGGTATGAGTGCCGGATCACCGGCACGGCATCTGCCAACGCAAGCGGCAACGTGCAGTCTCGCATCTATCCGGCATCCGGGGGGCAACCTTATACCGGTGATGGGGCAAGCGGAATTTTCGTGCAGGAAATCACCCTGTCCATCGCTGGCGGCAGCAACGTATTCACTTTTTCAAATGACTTCTCGAATGCGGCATGGACAAAACGGGACTGCTCGGTGACATCCGGGCAGGCGCTGTATGTTGGCATTGCCTCTGATTTGGCTGGATCAACGGACGATAGTTCTGCGGCCTACAGTGGCGCAAAATGGGCTGCACTAGGGACGTCGATCACCGCTCAGAACCAGTATGTCCCTGTGGTGGCAGAATTTCTTGGCATGACGGCGCAGAACCTTGGCGTCAGCGGCGGGTCATTGGCGTCTGGGTCTGACGCTGGCTCTCTGGCAATCTACAATGCCATTTCGAGTATTGCCGTTGACTCCGATCTTGTGACTCTAGAAGCGGGCATAAACGATTTCGGAAAATCAAATTCCAACATCGGCGCGCTCGGTGACACCACGACCGCGACGTTTTACGGGGCGATCCATGCCGCCATCGTGGCTATCATGGCGCGGGCACCGTCTGCCAAGATTGTCTTTCTGACGCCATATGGTGGCGATGGCGTCACATACCCGGCCTACTACCCATATACCGCCAACGCCAAGGGCCTGACGCTGCGCCAGTTTACGACGGCGATCCGCGATGTCTGCGGATCATTGGGTGTCCCTGTCATCGACGTAGGGGAGGCGGCTGGCATCGGCCCGCTGACCGCGCCGACATACATGTCGGACGGGCTGCATATCAATGCGACTGGCGGGGCGCGCTATGGATCATATGTGGCCGATGGTCTGTTGCGTCTGGCGCGGGCCGGGATGTTGGGGACATGACCGACCTGCTGCGTGATATCCTAACCCCAAGCCCCGGCGCGACACCGTATCAGGCCGGGGTCATGGCGATGGCGCACGCGCTGCTGGGGGCGCTGGAAAGCTACGCCATGGCCGCGTTTATCACCTCCTGATCCGAGGACTGAGATGTTTCAAAAGCCGCTGGAATACTGGGCCGTCCTGATCGGGATGGCGCTTTACGCTGCCTCGCGCGATGCCGAGCGGGAGGCATTGATCAAGCGGGTGGTCAAGACGCTGGCGAGTGCCTTTCTGGCGGTCGGCCTGACCAGCAAGCCCCGCGATCCGTTTGCGCGCAATTTCACGGCGCGGCAGGAAGCCGCCCAGGTCCCCGCCGCACAAAGGCGGGGCGATGGCGCAGAGGTTTGAAAACCTCGGAGAAGCCCCATGCCTATCGACCCCGATTCCGGCACATTCGCCCGCATCTGGCAGTTCGTTGATCAGTTCGCGCAGGGCGACGACATCAACCGCTCCGATCTGGATGCCGCGCTGGATGACTTTGTTCCTGCCATCAATGCCGCCCTCCTGGTCGTGGCCAGCGCGGCGGCCAGCGCGGCGGCAGCGGCAGCATCGGCAACGGCGGCAAGCACGATAGGCGGCACGGCTGGGGCGGCTGCTGGAGCGGCGGCGGCAGAGGCGGCGGCGGCGGTTCACATCGCGGCCATGGCCGCAGCGGTCAGCGCGGTTGAGGACATTCTGGAGGCCGTTGAGGGCATTGCCGAAGACCTGAACCCGGAAGGGTTCCTCTCGCTGAGCCAGACCACGGCTTACACGGGTGATCTGAACAGTCTGGCCGCGACCGGCCTTCAGAAGCTGGGGAGCGGCGTGACCAACGGGCCGTCCGGGGCCGGGGTGGGCGATTTCGTTCTGACCGTCTATCACGACGCCAATACCGCAACGCAGCTCGCGCTCAACAACGGGGCCACGGCGCTGCTTTCCATCCGCGCCCGGACCAGCGGGACTTGGGGGGCATGGGTTGATGCGGTCCTGACTGCGGGTGATCAGACCGTGGCGGGAAGCAAGACCTTCAGCGCGGCGACAACCTTCAGCGCTGACCTGTCCCTCAAGGGCGCGGCATCGGCCAGCGTGGATGATGGCACGCTGTCGAGCGGCACCTACACCCCGTCACCCGTCGGCGGCAACTTCCGCCACATCATCAACGGCGGGGCCTTCACGCTGGCACCTCCTGCGGCATCAGGCGCATATACGCTGGTGATCGAGATGGTGAACGGGGCATCGGCGGGCGCACTGACCACCTCCGCATTCCTGCGCGTGACGGGCGATCCGCTGACCACGACCAACGGGCACAAGTTCCAGATGGTCATCGTGAAGAGCCCTGCCGGTTCCACGCTCAACGTGACCGCGCTGCAATGATCGGGGTCATGCCGAACCCTTCCGCCTATCGTCGGGCCATTGTCTCCTATATCGGCACCACGCTCGACACCTCCGCGCTGGCAACCGTCACGCTGACTGGTGTTGCGATTGGCCCCCCGGCGCCGGACAGGTTGGTTGTCGCTGTCGTTCTGGGGCGGGATTCCAACGCACGGACCATTTCCAGCGTGACAATCGGCGGTGTTGCTGCGACGGCGGCGGTCACTTCGCCCAGCCAGAACAACCCGACCGGCATCTACTACGCTCGGGTTCCGGCCGGGGCGACGGCGGATATTGTCGTCACCTTCTCTGCGGCGACAACCCGAATGGCGGTCGCGGTCTACACCCTGACCGGCTATCGCAATGCGGCCCCGGCTGCGGTCGATCAGGACTATGACACCACCACAACGCTGTCTGCGACCTTGGCCAGACCGCGCGATGCTGTCGTTATCGCCGGATCAATCACGTCCTCCACCGGCACCTTCACATGGACCGGCGCGACCGAGGATGCCGACACGGCGCATAGCGGAAACAGGGCCTCAACGGCCAGCGCCACCTTTGGCGCGGCTGATCCCGCAATGGCTATTTCCTTCGTGAACACCTCATCCGGCGCCGCTTCACTCTGCGCCGCGACATGGACCTGACACCATGTCCGCGCATCGCCGCACAGGGCCGGGCCTTCTTGGCATCGGTAGTGTCACGTCACGAACGCGCTTCCCGAGGTGCCCATGAGCGATGAACCGACATTCTGGAACGACGTGCTGCGAAGCGTGCTGTTCAGCAGCGCAGTCACGGCGGCAGGCTGGGGCGCCTTGGGCGGCGCGACATCGGCCCTCACAGTCCGGGTCACGCCCAAGGCCATGATCCGGCAAGTCGTGTTGGGCGCGCTGGTCTCTGGCGGTATCGGGACAATGGCCATGGCACTGGTTGCCAAGCTGTTTGGGCTGTCTCCCGAATTGATTCCCATCGTCGGGGCCAGCGCCAGCGCCTCCTATCTCGTGGGGATCTTCGGGCCTGCCATCATCGAGGTCTTGCTGTCGCGCATCCGGGCCGGTCGCCTGCCGGGGGAGGGTGGCGGCGATGGCTGAGGTCAAGCGCATCATCACCGAGACATTGCGGCGCGAGAGCCGCGGTTGTGGCGCCGACTTTCTGCAGCGCATCCGCGCCGGGCTGATCGGCTTTGGCATCATCATCATTCTGTCCGGGGGGCTGAAATGGCTGGGAAGCTGACAAGGATTCACCTGCACTGGACCGCCGGAGCCGATGGGGTCAATGCGGAAGAGAAGGACCATTACCATTTCATCGTTGGGCGCGACGGCGGCGTAACGCTGGGCGATCTGCCGCCCGAGGCCAATGCAGCGCCGATCCGTGGCGCCTACGCGGCCCACACGCTCAATGCCAATGGTGGCGCTATCGGGGTGTCTCTGGACGCGATGGCGGGCGCGGTAGAGCGGCCCTTCTCGCCGGGAAAATACCCGATCACCGAGGCGCAGCTTGATGCCATGGCGCGACTGGTCGCCGGGCTGTGCCGGAAATACGGCATCCCCGTAACCCGCAAAACCGTGCTGACCCATGCCGAAGTGCAGCCCACCTTGGGTATCGCGCAGAAGCAGAAATGGGACATCACCTGGTTGCCCGGTATGGACCGGCCCGGCGATGCTGTGGCTGTCGGCGACGTTCTGCGCGCCAAGATCAGCAAGGCGATGGCGGGATGATCGGTTTTGCCCTGCGCTGGTGGCGCCCCCTCGCCATTCTGGCCCTCGCTATCGGCCTCTGGTGGCACGGCTACAGCACCGGGGCAGGGCGGTGCGAAACAGCACATGAGCTGGCCGAGGCGCGGGCCAATGCCCGGGCAGCGCAGGCCCTGTCCGATCTGGCCGCCGCCGAACAGCGCAATCGCCTCATGGCGCTCGAATTGGAGGATGCCGCCCGTGCTGAACCTGTGCAAAGCCCTGCTTGCCTGCCTCGTTCTCGCGTCCTGCGACTCAACAGCCGATAGGAAGGCGCCCGCGCCGCCGCCCTGTGATGAGCCAGCCGAGTTGCCAGACCGCGCGCTGAACGATCAGGAGATCGAGGTGTTCTGGGGTCGTGACCGGTCAGCTCTGCGCGAGTGTGGCGGGCGGTTGGAGGTCGCGGTAGGGCCAAGGTAGTTCGGCAGCGTGCGAAGCGCTCTTTGGTTCGCTGGACCTGTGCGAACCGATCTTGATTGGCCAAACCGTGAACGGGCGGCCTGTAAAAAGGGCTCCCCTGACCAAACATCAATAGCTTGGCTGGTGAAGCCTTTCTTCACATCGAAGATGTCAGGGGTTCAAATCCCTTATCTCCCACCATCACAGCGAAAGCGCGCCACAACGGCGCGCTTTTTGCATTCCGGCCCGGGCGGGGCGGCACTCGGCGGAACCCAAGGAAAA